GTTGACACAGTAACTGGCAGAACCAAACGCATAACCAGCAACCAAGAAGCCCCATTCTGCATCTGCCCAGACTGTGGCGAAAGGAATGTGGCATCCGCATTGACTTGCATAGTCTGTGGAGCCACGATCAGGGAAGAACAGGTTAAGGTCTTGGATGCCTCGCTGTCTTATGCAGAACTCTTGTCAAACGCCAAGCACTCTTTGGTTTGGCATGACATTACAAAAGTCGAGTACCACACCCACAGAAAAGAAGGCAAGCCCGACTCTCTTAGGGTTGACTACTATTCTGGAATCTTGAAGACCGCCTCAGAATGGGTCTGCTTTGACCATACGGGTTACGCAGGACAGAAGGCTGTCTCTTGGTGGATTGCTCGTGCTGGTGGGGTTGGTCTAATTTATCCAACTAGCGTTGCTGATGCAATTGATATGTTGCGTTACCCACCAAAAAGAATTAACGAACCCAAACGCATTGCAACCCGCCAAAACGGAAAATACACAGAGGTAAGAGATTATGAATTTAGTTGAACTAAATGCCATCAAAGGCCACTTACAGAAGCAATTGGTGCAGATCAATGCCATACCCGTCAACTGCCACAGTTGCATTAAATTTGCCTTTGGTGAATGTCAAGAATTTAAAGCTGTACCGCCAGCAGATTGGGTGAATGCAAAATGTGTTGATTGCCAATCTTGGGATTGGGATGGAGTCCCATTTTGAAGTGTCCTACTTGTGCGGGTAGCAAGATTGCTATAACCGAAACCATCCAGAATGAAGAATTCACTTACCGCCGTAGATATTGCAAACTTTGCTTTTGTATTTTCAAAACCAAAGAAGAAGTGTTTACGGGTGCGTTACCTCAGAAGAACAGGTTAACCACCCCCAAAGAAACTGAGTACCAAAAGACATTTTCAATCGACAACCTTAAAAGATTTTGGAGATAACAATGCCAACATTCGAGTCATGGAGCCAAGAAAACTTAGCCAAGTTTGCTCAAGAGGCGTATATTAAGATGCAAGAGCAACAAAACCACATCGAGCAACTGCAAAACGATCTGAAAGACGCAATCAACGCTTACAGGAGTTTAATAAAATGATGCAAGAAGAAGTTGAAGAAAACCATCCAACTGTGCGAATGTTCCCACGCACTATGCAAGAGGCATGGCCTAAAGACTATGTAAATGAAGACATAATTACAGGGGCTTATCGTGAGCCGCAGATCAGCGACTTCGCTATCCTTTGTGCGCTGATTGCAATTGTTGGTTTCTTCGTCTATATGTTTAATAAATACATTTGGAGTTGATATGCGTAAACCAATTGGTATCACATATCCATTACGCATCCTTACAGAGACTCCAGAAGAAGCTGAAGTCTTTAGCGCAATGGAGCAAAGTTCTGTCAGGAAAGAGGCAATTCGCCATCCTAGTAAGGAGGCCAAGCTAGTTGCTGAAGTTGCAATCTTGAGCGAGTTAGTTCGTGTGCTATCTGACAGAGTTACCGAACTGGAGGCAAAATATGAAACAACCAGCACCAACTAAAGCCTATTGCTTAAAAATGGCAAAGTATTACCATTCTGGTCATTGCCCTCACCTAATGTGGGATTGGCTGGTGGTCTGGGCATTCCACGAAATGTATTTGGAGATTAAGAAATGTTAGAAAACATCCTTACCATTATTGTTCTGCTTGGCATTGGTGCTTCTATTGCCGTTGGCGTATTAGTGGCAGTCTTCTTTCTTAGTTCTGACAAAGATTAACTGAGAAACAGCGCACGTTCATCCTTGCGCCTGTTCTCTAGACCTTTGAGGATTTTCCCACCCGCCTTGCAATATTTGAGTAACTCGTCTGAAGCATCCTCCATATCGCCTCGTAACACTTTTTGGCGTAATGTTGAGCGTTGGAGCGTACCAAGTCCAACATTAAAAGAGAAACTAACAAGAGCGCAATATTGACCTTGAGAGAGAGGAACAGGGCAAAATCTTTCGACTCCAAGGCAAAACCTAGCAAGGTCAGATTTGAGAATTGCATCGACTTCTCCCATAGTGAAGGTTCGGTTATCTTCTTGTTTTAAGGGAAAAGAATCCCTGTCTTCTATCTTCATCTTGCCTTGCTCTGGGTATAGAACATGACCCACACCCACAGTCCATAGCTTTGCTGGGCAACGATATGGCTTTTGTCTCACACCCTCATGGTGTTTGATCATCTCAATGGCTTTGTCTGAGAGATTCATTTCTTGCCAAATGCTTGTGTACCAAACCAGAAAGACACAACGCTTGCCCAGATGATTTGTGTCTCGTTATCCCACAACAAGTCCAAAGCCACATCAAATGGCACTTCCTTGTGATAGGCAAACCAGAAGCCAAATATCTCAACAAAGGCAAACAAGATAAACATTCCGTAGGTTATGGCAGGACGCACCATAGCCCTTGCGTTGGTCACCCATTGACTAGCACCTTGCCCAATGGCTATATCATGGGCATAAAGGGCTTGACGCTCTGCCACAGCCGCTTGGGTATTGGCTACATCAGCATTGATCTGTATTTGCTCAGTCTGAATATGCTCAATACGCTCTTGCACCTCTAGACCTGCTTTCTTTAGCGTCAATTCACGCTCTGTTTGCATACGGGCAAGTTCTAGTTCGTGTGACTTGTCTGCCCTATCTTGAAAGAAATCCATTAGTTTTGGCAAACCACCCATCAAGAAAGAGATGAGGGTTGATAGTAGTGTCATCATTTTGATTCCTTTAGTTCCCGTTTAAGTTTACGCAACTCTTTCATTTCTTGTTTCAACTGCGCTTTCATGTACATCGTTTCAATGTAAGACAACGAAGTAACCCCAACAATAATGCATATCGCTACCCCTATCAAAATCCACCAGACAAGTTTCGTATTTCCCACATGAGCCATCCAAAAAATGAAGATATAAACACAATAGCAACTACCCCACTTGTTAGTTCAATTACTCGAATTTCTTGTTGTTCTTTTTGCCATCTTACTAGCCTTGCTCTTCGCATCATCTCAGCTTTAGCCCATTGTTGTTCTCGTTCAATCTTGGCATACATAACCAAAAATCTAGTGTACAAATCCTTCAAGATCGGAGGTGCGTACACCATAGCCTCACGAACATCAACATTTAATTGCTCCATCTGCAACTCAATAAGCACTCTCTGGGTTGCTTTTTTAGCTGTATTTTGTGATGGATCAAAATTTGTTTTGTTTTCTTCTTCTAGTGTCTGGTAATAAAGTTCGATCTGCTGTTGTGCATCGAAAAATATTCCAAGTCGATCTCCAATGTCTGAGATGAGTTTGCTCTCCAACTCACCATACGATTTCTTGTCTGCGGCATTTTTCTTTTGCGCCACAGACTCTGTGGGCTTGTCGGGGGTGGGTTCGCTGGATTGAAATAAACCCGTGAACCATCCCCACAAACCGCTGACCTCTTTGACAATTGCCTTGGCATCTCCAATCGCTCCTTCAACTGTCTTTTTAGCGTTGGCAATCTCCATGCGCCCAGCGTGAAGCATATCCGTTCCCTTGCGAATAAACGCAACAGCGGCTTGTGCCGCCATGAAGATTGATATGGGGTCAATCTCTAATCTCCCAATATTCCGCTAAGAGTTCCAACGCCAGCCGCACCAGATAGCAATCCAGTTGGCCTTGACTTGGTTCTGCGATTCAATTCAGTCAAGATTGCTCTTTGCTCAATTGGGTCTGTTGAGAACAAACGCTTTTGCAATGCTTCGGATGTCTCAGAACTAATGCCTTTTGATCTTGCAATCATTGATGATCCAGCGGCTTTTGCCAACCCAAGCAAATCACCAGTAGCGGCACTCTGCGCCATCTGACCAATCTGGCCTGCGCCCTCTTGGGTGGCAAGTCTTTCAGCAGTTTTCGAATTACCAATCAATGCTTTGGCAGTTTTGCTTTGTTCTGTCAAGCCTTTTACAAATTGAGAAAACTCGTTGTATTTGGCTTGATCGTCAAAGGCATAACGCACCAACAATTTTTGGTTGTCTGACTTGAATACTTGTCTAGTGAAGTCACCACCTTTAAAGTCTCCTAAGCGTTTGTTTATGTCGGCAACCATGCCAAGACGGAATGCCTCTTTCTCGGCCTCATTAAAACTTTTGATTTTGGCGGCGGCCTCTTGGACATCGAGGCTCTGATATTTCTGCCCCATTTCAAACGAATTTTTAATCCTTGCAGAGTCAGCAAACTCAGCATTTGCTTTGGCGTAGTCAGGATTCTTGGCCTTTATTAGGTCATTAAACTCATTTTTTACTTTGATGACATCACGCCCATAGCCAGTCACTTTGCTTGTAAGTGCATCAGTTTCTGCATCAACTACTCTATCAAGACCAATCTTGATTTGGTGCAATATGTCTGTGGGAACTGATTGAGCATTTTTAATTGCATTTAAATCTGGTAACTTGTCTCCAAATACAGCCGCTCGTTTCTGCGCTTCTTCATAAGCCTTAACAAAAACTGGGCGATCAACATATTGTCTAAATGGAACAGCATCAATGGCAAGGCTATAAGCTTTTGGGTAAGCACGACTAGCCGCACTTGCTTGCTCTTCAGCCAAGCTTGTCAAATACTCATAGCCATTGACATTCTTAGCCAATCCTGCCTTCTCAACTAAACCTTTAACAATCTGGTTGGGCTGGTCAATCAATCTGTTTTCCAAGAATGCCTCAGTTGAACCTTTTGCTTTGGATTGAACGACATAGGCACTATATGCCAAGTCTTTTAGGTTCTTTCCAAGGTCAGCAATAACTGGATTTGGAACACCAATTCGGCGTAACTCATCCAATGCCATCTGCGCCTCTTGAGGAGTCAGATTGTCCTTTTGCATATAGTTTGCCAACATCTTTGATGAGGCTGTTGCTTGATTACCAATGCCAGATGCGTTCAAGACATTTCTCATCAAAGTGCCAGCCTTATCGATCACGATTGGCACAGTACCGCCTAAGACTCCACCAAAAATAGCACCCAAACCAGCCGCTTCACCAGCATCTTTTTCAGCATAGCCATAACCAGACAACGCACCAGTTCCAGCACCTAAAGCTATTCCTCTTGCGGCCTGACCAGTTAGAGTAGTCCCAGTTACTAATGCCTGTTCCGCTGGTGCTAGTGCTTTAACGCCTTTACCAATTACACCAAACGGAAGAGCCATGCCACCAGCAATTTCAACTGGAGTTTTGACATAAGGTACATCTTCACCAAATTGTTTTTGCTGTTCTCTCAGCGTATTGCGTTGTTTCTCATACTCAGCACCACTTATGGATCCAGTTCGCAATGCCGCCTCTATCTCATCCAATGTGCCAAATGTCAAGCCTTGGCCAAACGCCCTTGCAGTTTCCGCAAGTGGAGAATAGGGTGCTTTTTCTTGAAAGACTGAGACTCTTCTTTCACCTTCAGCCAAAGGCAGTTTTGTGTAATCTACCATTATGGTTTCACCCTTCTAACCCCTTTAGGGTCAACAAAAATAGTGCCTTTAGGATACTTAGGATTTTTCAATAATGAGTCAACATCTTGTTGTGTGAATGTCTGAGGCTCAAAAATCAATGCCTCAATTGGGACTTCTGCTTGTTTTGCCCCCGCATTAGTGCGCCGTCTTTCAATTGATTTTTGTGCATCAGAGACTTTTCTAGCGTTAAGTTCAGCTAGTGTATTAATTGCTTTGGCGGCATCAACCTCAGACTCAGCACTTTGCAACTCTTTGATTGAACGCTGTGCATCACCCTCTGTTTGAGTGCCCTTGTTGAGGCGCAAAGATTCATTGACAAGACGAGTCTTGAATCGTTCAAAGTCATTTCTAGCAATTACATCAGCGTCATTTGAACCAAATGCACTTCTAGCGGCAATAGAAGCACGATCTTTTAGTCCAAACTTAATATTGCCAGCTTTTATGCTGTTTACATAATCATTCGCCTCAACAGCCAGATTTCTAGCCTCACTAGCAGTCTTGTAATCAATCTCTTCATCTTTAGCCAAGTCTGGTCTGAGAGGCTTGTTTGCCGCCTCATCAGCCTTGCGTTTAGCCTCATCAACCTTGAATTGTTGATTAAAGTCAGCCTGTCGTTGAGCAAGTGCGTTATTAGATTGTGCAAGTGCTAAGTATTGCTGAGAGTTCTGCAAGCCTTGATCCTTAAAGCTATTCATCATGTCTTGTTGAGCCTTAATCGTCTGCTGATTTTGCTCAAACTGCTTAACTCGTTGCGTCATGTCGCTCAATTCTTTAACCCTTGCATCAACCTTCTCTGGATCGAGAATGCCTTGTTTCAAACTATTAGAGTATTGCTGTGCAGTTGTTTTTACATTGGCAGGAATAGTTGGATCATTTATGAATACCGAAAATGGATTCTCTTCTTGACCAACAGTTGCGCCAATCCTGCGTAAATCAGGAATAACTTTAGCCATTTCAGAAATGGCCGTTCTACCCTGTTGGAATGACAGCAACTGGTTTTTAACTTCCTCGTTGATAGTTCCATCAGGATTCTTTATTTGTGGCAATAATTGTTGTGCATATTGACTTAACTGCAAACCTCGTTGCGCTTGTGATCTAGCAGTTGCCTCATCACGAACTGCCACCAACTTAAATGCTAACTCAGGAATTCCAGCCTGTTGCGCTCTTTCAATACCAGTAGCAATTGATTGTGGATTGGTAATATCTAAACTTTTCAAGATTTGATCTTGTGCTGTGATCTTTAGCAATGTTGGGTCTTCAGCACCCATAACACCACCAATGCCACGACCTAGTTGTGCGGCAGATGCGTAAAGACCTTGGGGTGTACCAAATGCTTGACCTTCTCTTAATGCTTGCTCGTATTGCTGTCTCTCATACGCTTGAGGAGTAAGTCCAAATAAACCACTTACGATTGATTCTTGTGCCATGATTATTCCTTTAAACTGAGTAGTCAGAACCAGCCATAAACGCATTGCCTGTTGCAATATTTGCATTAGTTTGAGGGGCGTTCAACCATGTTCCTATACCTTGTGCCAACAATGATGTTGGGCTACTGAGTCCACCTAAGACAGTAGCGTATGGGTTATTTGTCATAGCACCAGACAAGCCTATGGCATTGCCATATATATTGCCTTGTATACCAAGTTGACCCGATCTAAAACCACCCACAGATGATTTCTCAGCAAGACCTTGGCTTAGATTAAATGGTTGTTGTGCCATGTTCTCCAAAGTACCAGCCTGACCAAACAAACCCGTTCCAAACAATACATTCTGCTGACCCGCTTGTTGTGCCTGTGCCGCTAACTGTGCATCTTGTTGTGCTAAGGCGTTGTAATAGGCTTCTAACTCAGGATTAGCACCCATCAAACCTTGTGCGCCACTTGGACGCAAACCAGTAGAACCTACTGACAAACCACCACGACCTGTTTGGAACTGTTGGTTTCTAATGCCAGCCAACTGTCTTTGGCGGCTAGGATCAAGCAAGTCATATTGCTTAGACATATATTGTTGGGCAACCTCTTCAGGAGTCTGTGCTAAGTAACTAGCACCCAACCCCATCAATCTATTCTGGGCAGAAGTGATCTCTGGTGCGGCGGTATACCCTGCACTTGTTAATTGACCAGTAGTGGGATCAACTTGGAACTGAGATGTGCCAAAACGGGTGGTTGTGCCAACTGGTCTGAACTGTGAGCCAGCAACTGCTTGTTGTGTGGCTTGACCTATTCTTGCTTGTGCTTGCTGTGCCGCTTGCCTATTTGCTTGCGCTTGGATTAGTTGTGCGGCAGTTCCTGCCCCACCTTGCAATAGGTTGGAGTTCATGCCTCCACCACCCATACTAGACAAGAAGTTCATTGCCCCTTGAGCCGCACTACCACCAGCCGCCAATGCTCGTTTGATTGCGGCTTGTGTAATTGCATCCAAAGAACTATTGCCACCATAGGTTTGCATAGTGGCATCTATTTGTGCTGATGTCATTGGTGTTGAACCAAACCCGCTTGTTGGCGATTCTTCTGTACCAAAACCATAGCCGTAGAAACTGTTTTGTGAGGCGTTAGGATCACCATAAAGCCCACTAACAGATTCTCCAGTATTGAAAAAATCTGGTACTGAACCAAAGTCATAATAATTGTCAGCCATGTTATTTGCTCCCGTTGTTCCTTGTCCTGAAGTTCCACCAGAACTTAATAAAGTAGATGGTGTAACTTGGCTAATTGCCGCATTTGTTAAACTACCCGTTACTGATTGTTCTAAAGGCTGACCGCTAAGTAAACCTCTAGTAGTCCCTCCAGCAACATTTCCTACTAATGTAGAACCTGTTTCACCAGCAACTTCTCCACCTACTTGACTAGCAACTTGTGAAATAGCATAGGCTTTAGCGGCATCTTCAATACTGCCACCTTTATCAAGCACACTAGCCGTTTGCACATAAGGAGCGGCGGCAGGAACGGCAACAGAAACAACAGTTGTCCAACCGCCTGGCACTACCTCGTTTACTGTGTCATCTACTGATGCCAATACATCTGATGCGCTACTTACAACATCGCTTACAGCATCTGAAACGCTTTCTACAATGCTAGAAACACCGCCTTGAGGCTGAATTCTTCTGTCTCCCACATGGCGAAACGCATAGATGGGGAGGTCTGGTATACCTAGTAGGGCAAGACTATTTCTCATATCTGTGCTTTCCAGTTGTACTGTTGCAAGTCAGATGCTTGTACATTCAAGCCAACTCGTTTCATCAACTCCACAATCCCTTGGTTATCTGCTTTGCCATAGACAGTCTTAATACCTAAAGCCTTGCCTCTCCTGACAAAGCCAATAACAGCCTTTGCCAATGTTCTAGGGTTATCTTCAGTAAACAAGTGAATCTCTGCCGATGTTGGGTTAATCTTACGAACTAGCAATACAGAATCACTCTCTTGCATCAAAACAGCAGACTTAGCCTTAACCAACGCACTAACAGTACGCAAGGCTTTATCAGGGTCAATTTTGCGTTTGACCGCATCTGCTTTAATGATTTCTGATGCTTTCATTACATTGTTCCATTTGCAACGATGTTGCCAATCACAGTCAAATTACCAGAGGCATCAATCTTTGCCACAGGCGTAGATACATTGTAGATATACAAAACATTTGATGCTTCAACAAACGAGAAGTTTGTAAATGTTCCATCTGCTTTACTGGTAATAGCCGTTTGGATATTTGTAAACTCTGTGTCGATCTCAGTACCTTTAACGACCTTGGAGGCATTGCCTGACGCAAGTGCATCTTTAGCCGCAAAGTTGGTGGTTTTCGTGTAATTTGCCATGTTTATTCCTTACCCAAGTTTTCCGTTTTTAGCCTGAATCTCAATCTTCTGTATGCTGATAGCCGCACCATTGATCTCAACCTCATACGCTGTTTGCACAACTTTGCCATAGCCTGATGCCTGACCAGCCAATGTGCCAATCTGTATGCCTGTTGAATAATATGCTACTGGGATGCCATTTGCACCATACTCTGCAATTCCATATTCGGCTACTGAAGACAGAGGAATAGTTGCTTGTGAAGCATAATATTGCCCTGAAAAGTCATAAGACCACTTAATTGTAAATATCTGGTTAGTTCCACCAATAACCACAACAGAGATTTTCTTCAAGATTGATGTGACATTGGCATCACCTAAGTCAGCATAGTTGGTGTAATACTGAAACCGATAGGTAGAGGCATGGTCAAGATATGTCTCATACTTGCCAACATACCCATTCTTGCCAATCAGTAAATCACCATTTCTTTTTGCCAACAATGCAGTTGGTTCAATAGAGTCCCAAGTTGTTACCCTAGCCGAGCCATCTTGCAACTGAGCCTTTGTATCAAATACATAGACTTGTTTGGCAACAGGAAGGGTTAAAAGGTAGAAAGCATTTACTTCTGAGTAAACAGCCTTGATGTTTGCCAATGTCTCAGACCCTACATAGGTCATCAAGTCATTACGAACATTCTTAGACAAATCACGCAATGGGGCAGACTTCTCTTGGATAGTACGGAGCAAACTACGCACACCAGAGTTAGACAAGAAAACAATGTCTGAACCAGTAGAAACTATGGAATCCCTTGCTAAACAACCAATGTTGCCTATGGTGTCAGCCAATGACATTGTGGAAGGGGTTGTTGCCCCTTGATAGACTAATATCTGACGCTTACCAAAGATAACCAAGAAATTATTGTGTGCGCCCAATCCCATGATCTGATCTGCACCATTCGCCCAAACCCTAGAAACATC